TTTGCAAGTCAATAATCATAGCCTCTAAATTATCCTTAGCCTTAACCAACATATCTATTTGGTTTTCCTTCTTCTCTAGGTTTTGTTTCAGCGCTTGTACATCATCGGGTTTGCTGCCTGTAATCGTACTCACTACAATACCAATAGAAGCTGATATAGTACCAATCATCATCATTACCACTTCCTTATTTGTTTCCAGTACTGGGTACTGAATCAAGGCAACTATAATACCCATTATGACAAGGAATATGAATAAACTTCCCGCGTAGTGTCTGATTTCTTTGGCTACTCCGTTTTTCGGTAGGTTCATTTAACTTTTTTGTATATGCTTATTGCTGTATAAATTATTGCTAAACACAGAGAAACACTCTGCAATATAGGGTTGGCTTCGCTTACACTGATTCCAAGTGCAAATAAATTTGTTGCTGCTATCTTCAAATCTTCCATTTTAGCAATCTGTAAAGCCCTCAAAAATATCAAGCTGTTTTATTGTGTTGTAAGCGTGTATAAAAACGTTACCTAATGCTTGTTCAGAATTTATTTCTAATAGAGGTTGAAAACCTTGATGCACTTTATTGTCTTCTAATTCGCCTTGGTTCGCATCTTCCTCACTAGCGTAAACAAAAAAGTTCAAGTCCATTCTAAGTTCATTATCGTATTTTTTCCACACATTTACATTTGCAACCCGAACGTAAGCATTTTCAAACGTTTCTAATATGCGTGTTTCAATAAGCGGTTCAGTTATAGTTTCACCAGTTTCTGGATCTGTTAATTGAACTGTTTCTGTTTCGCTTTCTATGTATTCTATAATATTGTAAGTGCCTATTAATGCCATTGTTTATTTTTTTTATATTTATGAATATCTGTAATTTAAAGCTGCACTAGATAAATATGCATAACCCGCTGATTGTGGGTGATATGATCTACAATATGGCTGCGTTGAACTTGTAGAAGATGCAGAAACATAAGCTCCTCCTGGGTTATACCTAATATGTGGCACAACGTTTGAAAAAGTCCTACTGCCTTGTCTTACAAGCGTAAGTTGAGTGTATTTATTATAAGAACCATTAGAAGTTGACATATAGTTGAAAGCTAAGTTATTTGCGTTTGTAGCCGTTGGAACTGTATAATTAGAACCTGAATTTGCGCCATTATACCAACTATTATATGTAGTTATTGAACCTGAATAAGCTGTATCGTGGTAAACACCAATATTCAATGAGCTATATCCAGTAAATGTTGCAAGAGCGTTTGCTGTCATATTAGCATATATTGGCTGCCAAGTTGTAGCTGCAGAAACTGTTGCACCTACCGATTCCCCTGCGCCATTAACAACGAAAGCGGTAATATAATATGTCGTTGTTGAACCAAGACCTGTTCTTGTATTATTAAATGTTCCAGTTGATGCTTTAGCACCTAAATCTATTTTTGTGTTATTTGAATAAGTAGAACTTGTGCCAAAATAAAAACCGTGGCTTGTAATAGATCCTCCACCTGTATTAGTAACATTACCATTCAATACCATAGACGAAGCGCCTACGGATGAAGCTGAATTTGTTGTAACAGCTCCTACCGCTACATCACTCGCACCATAAAAACTAAACATATTAGGAGAAACACCTGCATCTGTGGCAGCTTGTACTAGAGAAATATCTTCCGTTCCTGTTTGGTCAAACTCTGCTTCAATATTTGCAATGAGGGCAATTTCACCCGAACTTGTTATAGGCATATTACATTACTTTTTACTAAGTTGTTCGCTTAATTCTTTAACTGCTTCCACTAATACACCAATGATAGCGTTATAATCTACCGTTAAGTGTGTGTCATCGCCATCCAAGTCTTTAACCTCTTTTACTAATTCGGGTAATACCTTTTGTACGTCTTGTGCTATAACACCACCACTCTTCTTGCCATTACGCTTCCAATCAAATGATACGCCTTTGATAGCGTTTATGGTGTCAAGTGCGTTTTCGTACTTTGTGATATTGTCTTTTAACTTCTCATCAGACGCTACGGTCGTAGAAGCTGCAATGACATCTCCATCAACGTGCAAATCACCATCAGACTCTAGCCTCATTTCGTTGCTACCGTTTACATAAAAGTCTAATTGTGTATTATCAGTCCAAGATATGTAGTCATTTGAGTCCTTTCCAATATTATCTGCATATACGTTTGTTGCATCAATTTGCCCATTAACGGTTGAAGCTGCTTCACCTATACCTAAACAATGAAATTGTGCGTGATCCGTAGTTCCTAAACCAACATCGGCTGCCGTAAGTGCATTAATCTCTGTATCTACATAATCTTTTACTGCCGATGAAGTAGGTAAAGAAGTATCATTATCGTTAGAACTAATACCTTCACTCTCCGTCACTACAACAGTCGTACTGAGCTTATCAATATTGACAGACCCATTATTTAACCTTGCATTTGTGACAAAGTTATTACCATAAACCTCATCAAAGTTATCGTTTACCTTATCAAAAGCCGTTCTTAAAGGATCGCCAGTACCATCGTTAGCCGCAGATCCTATTCCTACTGTTTGTTTAGCCATTTTTTATCATTTAATATTCTGTTGCACTTGCTTTTATTGACGTTGTGTCTGTTTTTATACCAATCACATCAACGGTAATTAACGAACCATCTGCATCGGAAGGGTAAACTATACCCCAGTAGTTTGCTTCATTAGCATTACCAAACCAACTGTCTTTGTATATACTACCATAAGCCATATTAATACAATACTTTTTTTATTGTTTTGTTATTTAAGTTTTGGAGGTATTCTCTCAACTTAATTACGTTTTGTTGTTTAGGTTTGTATTTCTTTTTTATATTACCCATCCACCAAATATGTCTTTATCGGGATATACATCCTCGTTGTTATTTGTGTAGTATTCGGGGAACTTGCTGCCTGCATTAAAACTTAAATAGTCAATCAACCTATCGGTGTAGTATTGTGCCGTGTTACGCTCCTTTTCTAGCAGGTAATCTATCTCCTCCTTCGTTACCCCTTCAGCGTTCTCCGAAGTGTGCTTAAAAACGCCCTTATTAGCTATTGTGAAGTTGGCAAAAGGTAAGTACTCAACCATTGCCCAATGTATCAAACAAGGCTTTATCCATTCATTCACTAAGGCTAGGTAGTCCCCACTTAAAGTACTAGCAATTATATCAGCTTGTATCTTGTCCATTAGGTCTGTACCTAAGTAGTTTTCAATATGCTTGTCTTGGGAAATTTTTATGTACTGTATAAACTTGTCTGTGTCCACATTGCCATTCATAGCGGTGAACTTTACAATATCTTTTCTAGTAACTAATAGTGCTTCTGCCATTTCTTACTTATTTACAAATCCTTTATTAGGCATATCCTTTGGTCGCATTGCCACTTTCTTGTCGTTTACTTCGGGTTTGAACCCTTCCTTTTTTGCTTTGTTAACGCTAACCTCTGCATTTGGGTTTGTAGCATCGGGTTTTACACCTTTTGCCATATAGGTCTTACGCATCCAAAAATGGTGACATCCGCCACCGCCTTTGTAAAGCCATATATCGTATGTGTCTGCTCCTGCTAATCCCCAACCTGCATTTACCGCTTTCGCGCTCATTTGCATTATGTCCTCTTTGCGGTATATTTTTTTAGCTGATACCATCTTTTTGCAAAACTCTCTACTATTTGCGGCAACCTTTAATGGTGCATATTGGTAACGTACTTTAAATTTTACTTCTTCTGCCTCTCCATCCTGCTCACTATTTGCGTTAGGTCTTGCAGAACCAGTAGAAGCCAGTCCAATCATTTTATCAAGCGTTTCTTCTTGGTCGTAGTCTACTTCTCTTTCATCTACCAACTCCCATTCATCAAGGTTTTCTTCTTCGCCAAACTCGTCCAACAAATCAAACATTTTATCGTCATCAAACGATTCTTGCTTTGCTAACTTCACACCAGTTTCTTCTTCTCGTGCTTCGTCTGTTATCGCGTTATCCGTTTCAATGAATTCTAGCGGTTGTAACGTCTTGAAATATAATTTTAGACTAATACCATTGACTGCTAGTATTTGGTCAATAGAATCGATTATAAGGTCTTGATAAGGCTTAATAGTTACGTTTTGGAATAGTAACGAAGCAGTTCTAATTTCGTCTGCATTATTCCCTAGCCCATTACCCCCATCTCTAATACCCAAAAGCAATGGTGAAGTAACACGGTGTGCAACCATTAATTTAGTAGAACATTCATTCGCTAGATACTCGTAGTGTGCAGGTGCATCGTTTAACGGTACATCGTCAATAGTTGTTTTACTTTCTGCGTTGTTGTTAAATGCTATGATTACCTTTTCACCTCTTGCACCAGTAAGTTTGTGCATCACATCGTTCTTGATGCTTAGTTGTTTTTCTCTATCGGGAACGCCATTATTGAAGTTTACAACCTTCGTACCGCTAAATCCATTCTGTACATCGTTTATAAGGTAATCCGCTACTTCTGATTCTAGTTCTGCATAAGCCAAACCACCTTGATAATCTACTGGGCAATAGTAATCGTATCCGCTTACATACTTTTTGATTATTTCTACTTCGGGTTCTTTGCCGTTACCAAAACCAAATGCTGCAATTCTTTTAGGCTTATCGCTAGGCTTTGCCTTTTCCCAATTAGGGTGATAGTAGTATGCTTCTACCTCTCCATCGTCATTGCATTTTTCTGCTCGTAGTGTTTGTCTTGGGAAGTGTTCGGCTTTTACTACTCTGCCGTCTTTGTATAAAACTTGAAAAGATGCTTCACCTAACATTTTAAGGTCAAGAGAAACCTTTTTTAAACACTTGTTGTGGAATATAGAACGCAATGCAGCGTACTCATTTGTTTTTGTGCTACTATCTAAGGCATCCAATCCCTTGCCATATATCATATTAGACACACCGTTTATAATAGCATTATTTGTTGTGCTATTGGTGTATAGGTCTATGAGGTATTGATAGTAGTTGTTGTTATCTCCGTAGGCTACCCATTTCTTTTTCTTGTCCTCTTGTACTTTGGGTCTGTTATAAGAAGATAAATTAACTATGTGTAAGTTTTCCATATTATAAAACTATAAAATCGTTGTCATCGCTATTCTCTGTGTATGCGTTATTGTTTACAGAGTAAGTAGCTACGGTTTGATTTGTACAAAATATTTTATCTCTAAATATTAGTTCGCTTCCTGCCGTTATTTCTATATTATACATTGTGTCCTCTACTAGACTAAAAGTGTCGCTATGCTGATAATAATAATCAACAGAAACAAAGGATGTGGATGTTTGATTATAAACTTCTGTATTGGTAGTTTCATTCGTTATTTTAATCGTATATGTTGTACCCTGCGTATATGAACGCGGTATAAAATTAAAAGTTTGGTTGTCGCTCGTGTTTTGTAAAACAATCATATATATACAATAAAATATGTTTTGTTTTGTTAAATCTAAAGCAAAAAAAAGGGGCATTGCTGCCCCCTCTTTATCCTAAGTCAAATCCTATTATGAATTAGTACCTTCCGTTACCGTTACAGTACCAGTAAGTCCTGCAAATGGGTTAGCTTCGGTAGCACCTTCTAAGAAGTTAGCAGGTTGTTGCTCTTGTGCGCTTAGGGTAAGTGTATATCCACTTAAATCTCCCATTGCTGCACCAGTAACAATCGTTCCTCCAGTTACCTCTGCACCGTGTTCCGCACCCATTAGAAATGCGTTACCGTTGTAATCGTGTACTACAATGTGAGGTCTGCCATAAGACATCAACTTTAATTCTTTGTTGTCCTCTTTAGTCAACTTTTTCAAGGTGATATTTAAAGTTTGGTCAAAGAATGTAGTACCATTTTCTCTTGATGAGGTAATAGCTTGTTCAAAGCTACTGTTCCCCTTTAATTCGTATTTGTAGGCAGTTACAGTACCCAAATCGTCAATAACGTCTGTATCAGTTGTATCGTAAGCAATAGTGACATCTCCGTAATCCAAGAAATATACCGCTTTAATACCACCTACTACGTCCTTGCAGGGTTCTTTTCTACCTCGTGTTAAATCACAAGCCATATTTTTTTGTATTAAAAAAGGGTAGGCAGATTATTTACCACCTACCCTCTTTGGTTAATTTAGTTTACTCTTAGTTTGCAGAGTTTACAATTCCGTAACTAACTACGTCTTCTATAACTCCCACTTGACATCCTGCGGTAAATCGCATTACTACACGGACGTTGTCAGAACCGTCTAGGTCAGCCATATCCAAAACCTTAACTTCCTGAGAATCAGCCATCAAGCCCGTGCCGAAGAATAAATTGCTCTTAGTAGTTGCAATAGCATCGTTGTCACCAAGACCGTTGGCTACAAATAGTTTTACTCCGTCAAAGCTAAGGCTTCCGTTGTTCCACCATTGAGTACCTTGGTCGTTTGTACCTGCTGCTCCTAATCCTGAAGCACCAAACCCACCTAAACTACGCACATAGGAACGAGCGATGTTTTGTGATACATAGATAAACATATCTTCTTCTCCGTAGAGTGTAGAAGGAATAGCATCTACAATGCTTCCTAATTCAGCGATTACGTTTCCAGCATTTACAGTAGTACCTGCAATCTCTTGCGCGGCAGGAAGTGCAGCATCGGCAGCTACAATAGAAGTAATTCCGTTGAACTGTCCGTTGTTAGAAGTATCTCCTGCCCATAATGAACGCTCCGTACGGTCTGCTACTTTAGCAGCAACGTAGCTGATAAGGTAATCAGAGAAAGAAGGTGGTAAATCGTGGTGTGCAGAATATCCCATTGAGATAGCTTCCCAGTCGTTGATGAAGTCTTTCTTACAAAGTTGTAAGTTCACTTGTTGGAACTCAGGTTGTAAGATTCTTTCTGTCATTGTAATAGTAGAAGTCGCATCAAAATCACAAGTTGCATCTTTTACGATTGCATCCGTAGATAATTTCTTGATTACTTCTTTAAACTTTACATTTGGTTTTACGGTAACACCGCCATTAGCGATAGTTGAACCGCTTAACAAAGCAGGA